AGCCCTAATTCAGCATCAGTAGTTATTCTAACAAATCGCCTCATTAAACGATTTAAAATAAACAGTTGTGTTGCAGCCGCAGCAGCAGAAGCAGTAAGTCCCATCATAGCACCATTCAGTTCTTGTTGCATAGAACGGGACATGGTTCTAATTCTGTTCATCATACTGACGAACATAGTACCAGCTCTAAGGTAGTTACCAGCTATATTAATATATACATCAAGTCCTAAGTTTGCCATGATTTCTACTTGCCTTCATTTGTTCTGCTTCTTTTTCAAGCATTTCAACAAAAACATTAACTCGTCATAACCCGCAGAACATTTAGCTCTCCATAAAAACACTATGTCGTAGAGCGGGTTTGTAATTTGAAAAAATTTGGTGTTATTACAGGAGCAGTAATGCTTATTCCGCAGTCATCACAATAAGAGTTAATAAGCACATCGGGACCAATTGTAAACTTGTCGATTTCTTCTCTTAATCGTTGAGTATGAGCAATAGTCATTGATTGTACATCCTCAATAGTAAGAGGTACAATTTCAAAATCACCTGTTTTTGATTTTTTCTCAGTATTATACCAGCCAACAACAGAAGTAAGTATTAAATAAGAATTTGTAAGTGAACCACCACTTGACTCAATACGCCTTTCCATTACTTCGTGGTCTTTGGTTCTTAATTGTTTGATTAAAAATTTAACACCATCAACCTCAACCACTTTAATATCTTTTTCAGGTATAACACCTTTTTGTTGATATACTTTTTCTTTTGTTTTTGATGCATCTAAAACATCTTCTTGTATATCAACTGGAAAAGCTAATTTTTTATTGCATCCTGGGCATGTATATTCAACGATTAAATCGTTTCCATTACTTATTTTTCTTAATGCTACAAGAGCATACATACGGTCTCCAAGATACATATTTTTTAAATCTTTTAAATCAGGTTTACCTCCAGAACTATCAAGGTGTTCAATACAATGTTGCAGTACCAAACTAAACGGGTCTTTCTTTTGTTTACCTGGTACTCCATGTTTTACAGTTTTAAACTGTTTTTCATCTGCAAGTAAATCCTCGCAGTAACCATCTATAGGTGATAATATCATTTTATCACCAGATGGTAAAATAAATTCTTCCACTCTTTTTTTTGACTTAAAAGGTATTACCACGTTTACCTCCTTAAAAAAATACTCCATACTCTACTCTATTTTACCAAAAATAAAAGAAAGTAAAAGTATGGAGTAAAAAGTAGAAGAGATTAATAATTGATTCCGACTATATTTGCAAGTACTCCTCTGCTTCTACCTGCAATAATGTCAATTTGGTTTGGTTTTTCGTTATAAATAGGTCTACTACTATGACCTTCAGGGTCAACAATAGTAGCATAATGATAACGTATTTCAATTTGTTCAAAAGTAATATCGTTAGAACTACCATCTAAATCTGTATATTTAAGAGATTTAATCCATGAATGATGTAATCTCCATCTTCTAAATGCTTGTCCTGTACGTGCAAAATTAATTACATCAATATCTCTTTTATAATCAGCAGGAACCCAACCAGTTTGTTCTAATACATTAAAAGTTGTAAATAACCAATATAATGCTTCATCATCTGAACCATCAGCTAAAATACCTTTTTCAAAAGTAATTGGGTCCCATGTTACACGTGCAGCAGTTGGCATAGTATATAAACTTCCGGCACTATCAAAATCAGCTTCTTCAACTGTTACAGATGGAGCAGCTCCTTTTGAAAACAGTGCTAGCTCAAAACCATCAACTTCTATTCCCCATTGCCAATTTTGAGCTAAATGTTTTAAATCACCTGGTGCTTTCCACATAATGTATCTCCTTATATTCTAGTAAACGATGATTGAGTACCAACAAGTGTAAGTCTATTAACAATTTTTTCAGCCATTTGTGTAGTTTCAAGTATAATATCGCAATACATTTCAGAATTATCTATATTATATTTTGTTGTTGTGTCTCTGTTACAAATTACCTCATATGAATATAAACCATCATTGTCTTTGACAAATTGCAATAATGGTGTAACAAGTTTTACAACAGAACGCCAAGTATCAGGTGTGTTAGGTTCAAATTTCATATACTGTAAAACTTTTCTGAGTTTTTTGCTTATCCAGTTCACACAATCAACATTGTGATTTCTGTCTAATCTACTATCAATATTTGCCAGTGATTTTTCGCCATTAACATAAATACCTTCATCAAAGCGACGGGTACAATTTATATTGTTGTCTTGAAGTTGTCCATCTTCAGTATCACCGACTTCAATTTCAAGCCCAAGACAAGTTGAAATAGTACGTCTTGGTCCTGCAACAGCATACCAAGGGAATGTTCTATTCCAAGACCTAGCCATTCTACCAGCCATCAATGTGTCTTGTGGTATATATACTGTTTTACCTGTAATAGGGTGAACTTCTTTTTCCCATGGATAATGTAATGATGCTAAATGTGATGCAAATGGTGCTGGGTTTGTACTTGTGCCTTCGGCACGTTTATAATCAATAGCTTCTTGCACTGACAAACCTTGTGGTGTAGATAAGTAGCATCTTGAGAATTGATAATGATTTTCAAGATAGTTTATTAAACCATGTTGTACTACGGGGTCAACAGTACCAAGTGCACCATCTTCCTCACCAATTGCACCTGGTATTACAAATACATCAATATCATTAATACCATCAAAAGCATATAAACCAGTTTTTAATGCCTGGTCTCCTATATAATCAGATGAAGTTAATCCGCTTACACCATCAACACCACCGCTTAAACTTTGTTCGATTAATGGTTCGGGTATAAGGTCTATCGGGTCAGTAGTATTTGTCTGTATTTCAGCATTAATATCAAGATAACTGCTAGCCATTTTTGTTTCGATATTATCTTTAGCATTTTCTTGCAGAGGCGACAAATATCTTTGAACATCTCTCAACTCACCTTTATAATAAGTATAGAGATTAAATTCTTGTGTCATCACTCTGCTATTTACAGCATCAATAGATGTAATTGTACCAACACTATCAAACGTAATTGTTTTTCCATCTATAGATTTAACCACCACATTAACATAATTTGGATTTGTGGTACGTGTATCAATAATAGTTATTATTGCGCCCACATTAATACCTGCTGTTGAACGTAAATCAATTCGTGTTGCATTACTACTTAATGTTTGACCATCAGCAAGAGAAGTATAAACTTTATGCACTGAAGCAGTTTTTACATCAGCATCAGAATTTATACTTGCGCTTAATGTTGCAGCAGGAAAATAAAGTTTTTTATTTGTGCTATCAATTGAAGTTATTATAGTTGTGTATTTGTTAGTACCATCACTAATAGTGATTTTATCACCAAGTTCAAAACTATTTGTACTATTAACATCTATATTATTTGCACCATTTGCAAAAGCAGCGGTAGTAGTTGTATGTTTGGTACAGTTTTTAATACTTAAATCATTGCCCCAAGATTTAGGAGATGAAGCATATAATTTAATATCATCATTAGTAGTTTTATTATTTCCTAATTTTGCATCTTGCATCATATAAGATGCTGCAACAGCTTGCATTGTACCTGAAGAATCGTAATGGCATATACCATTAATATAAGCAATGTTACCACCTTCTTCAAAGAATTTTTTGATATTAAGCATATCAAGATGACCAGATAATTCATAACGACCATAAACTCTTACAGCTTGGTCCCAAGAAAATATTTTTCTAACTTCATTTATTGGTCCTTTTGGAGCTACAATTACAAACGCAGCAGTATGTGAGCCACTACTACTTACATATTGCGAACGGTCGTAAATTTCAATATAGACTCCAGGTGTGTTGTATAAGGTCATTTTCTTACTCCTTTACTTTTTACTATCAACTTTTTTCTGTTCTTTTTCTTCTTTTTTAGGTTTTTTGACAGGTGCTAAAGGTGTGAGTAATAATGCACCTTTAAGTATTTGTTTTTTTGCTTCCAATATTTGCGCCAGGATAAATGTAGTAAGAATTTTTACATCCTTTTGGTTTAATAATAATCAAATTTCTCGAAACATTTTTTAAATTAACTAGCATAAACGAACTCCTATAAATTTATAGTAACTGTGTTACCTTCCTGTGTTACACTATCAGGATTAATATTAAAATACAGCACCATAACTAATAATACATAAATCAGAAAAATTTGCTACAACACTTGATGAAACAGGTATAATCAGGTCAAAAGGATAAGTAAAACCAGCCATTGTTTTTATCAGATAATCGCTTGCTCTCCAAAATTCCTCTACTTTTTCTGTTAATACAATTATTTCTGTGTAGGATTTAGCTATTAAATCAAAATCAAAAGTAAAATTATAAAAAGTTGGAGTACCAAGTTTTTTATATGTCATTTCGCTTTTATTTTTTAATATGGTTGGAAAAAATGACCTCCTTGCTCTTTCCTCTTCAATATATAAACTTGAAATTGCTATTTGTGGTATTTGACTTCTTTTTACTTTGTGCATTTCATTATTGGTTAAATCATCATAATAACTACCTGTTATCATATATACATTTTTACATACGTTTTTTCTTAGCGTATCGACAAAAGAATTAACAATATCTAAAAACGCCGACGTATTTATTTCTTGTTGAGTTAATTCATTTGACATATTAAAATCTCGCTGTACTAACGTTAGGTATTGAACTAAATCCAAATGCTTTTACAATTGCATCATACTGCTCATTTACAGATTTACCTCTTGCAAATAATTCAAGAAAATCATCAAGTCCATTATTAAGTCTTTTTCTCATTCTACCTAATTCTAATTTCAAAGTTGGTCTTACAAATGCTCTTGCAGGTATTTTATAATAAACTTGTTTAAATGAACTTTCATCTTCGCCATGTTTTTTAACTATTGCAATAGCTCGTCTCATTCTTGCATGAAATATTGAAGAATATCTATAATTCGAAGTATATCCTGGTATTAAACCTGAACCTCTGTATTTTTTTATATCTGATAAATGACTTCTTAAATTTTTAAGCATCTCATGTTTACTTAAAAATGAACTAATTTTTTTATGACTTGATTTTTTAGCTCCAAATTTCTTTCTTATTATAGCGCCATATTCATGAATTCTTGCTTTTAATGCGTGTATACTTGCGCCTGGCACACCTACCCAAAAACGCCTTTTACCATACTCATATGCATAAGAAATTTTACTCGCCATTTTAGCTGTATCAAGAAGAAACTTATCTCTATATCTTCTTTTTTTCCTTCTTTTTGTTTCTTCTTTTAATGGCGCAATATTTCTATGCTTAAATACAGATTGATTTAATAATCTTCTTCTAACTGCCTCTGATAAATATTTTGCCATAGCAAAACCAGTACGCTGTTGTATTTTTTCCATACTTTTTTTACTAAATACATAATCAACAGCTTCCATAAAATGCCCAATATCACCATATGCACCAGGTGGTGCAATAACAAATGATATAGGGTTTAAATCAAAGAAAAAGTTTTTTGAATCTGCCATATTAATTTCCTGTTTCGGGAGCTTGATAATCTAGCCTAATAAAATGTGTTTTATATCCATATACAGTTACAGGCGCAGCGTTAGATATTTTATAGTATGTTTTATAACATTCAACTTTTGTTATTACACCTGTCCTAAACACATCCAAATCAATAGGTTCGTCAACAGGTATATTAGCTTTTTGTCTCCATTCAGATTGATAAATTAAAAAATAATCTGCTGAATCAGGGCTATCACCGCCCCTTACCATTCCTAACTCTTCTTGTTGTACTGGTTTTCTTTTTTGTGCTAATAAAGTTACTGGTTTTAGTAAATTAATTTCCCCTATATGTTCTTCAAGTATAGGATTGTATAAATTATTTTCCTTATCAAGAAATTGTATTTCAATATATACAGGATGTATTAGTGTTGGAGTAACCATTATACAATTCTTACTTTTGACTTAAACGTATATAAATCAAGTATATTATCAACAACATTATCGCCTGTAAGACTATCAATTGAAGGAGCAATATTATCTGATAATTTATATCTGTGATAATCAGTTACTTCTTCTGTTAAATAATTTCCTCTTCGTATAATTAAATGTCTTGGGTCATTAGGTGGAAATTCATTTAAAAGTACTAAATGCAAACATGCTTTTTTTATTGGTGGTGGAGTAAGATATTGTGGGTTTGTTGGACTTGGTGGTTGATTTGGGTCAAAATCAGGGTTGGGTACAACACAACCAAAAATTCCTTCTATAATAACATTATTATAACCTTCTGGAAATTTTAATTGTTGATTAATAAAAGCTATTCTCGGCCAGTAATCATTAGATGGATTTTGACCATTATAAACAGTTAATTGTGTTAAATTAACTGTTTTGTTTGTGGTTGATAATGCAGACTCGAAATCATCCACCACTACATCAGTATCAATATACCTTATATTAACTTCAGTTATTTCTATAATAGAATATTTAACAGGTAAGAATGGCAAATCAAGACCATTATGCTCTAATGTAGTTGATAACGGATAAAAAATATTACCCGTTATACTTTCTATAAATGATGATGCTATTTCAGCGAGCATATTAAAGGTTTCTTCATCAGAAGTAAAACCCCTATTTAATGCATCTTGATAAGTGCAATATAGCATTATTATCTTTTACTTTTCTTTCTCTTTTTTCTAACTATTTTTTTACTTACACTTGTTTCTTTTGTTTTGATTATTTTTTCACCCATTTTTACTGTACCATCAGCAAAAACATGTATGGCGTTAGCATTTTCGGTTTTAACAGAAATATCATGTTTATCTAGTTGTAGTATTTTGCTATTAGTTACAGGTGATACTTGCCTTCCGTTATCGCCATAACCTTTTACAATTTTGCCTGCAAATTGATGTAATAAATAATCGACATCTTCAGGTATATTTATTTCAACAGGTACGTTTTTCTTAAAAACATATCTGTACCCACTAATAGGCGAAAAAACTGTTATTTCGCAGTCGTTAACGAGTGTAAGTATCTGTTTTTGTTTCTCCATACAAATCTCCTATAACGAATACTATTTTTTGATTATAAATAATATCCGTTATAAAGTAAAGTGGACTGTCGTGGTTAGACAGCCCACTTATTATAGGAGATTAGTATTCGTTATTCATCTTAATGTTGATGATTTTTACTATTGCTTCAGGTTCTTCAATAACAAAGTCATTCATCTGATACATAGTAGTATCGAATGAGTCTGTATATTGGTCATACCTGGTGTACATTCTGGTGTTGCCATCAATTTGAACATAAGCAAAGTTAAGTGGGTCGCATAACCAAATAAATGTACCTTCATTTACACTGTTGGTTGCAGAGCCACTAGGAGCATTAGCCCCTGTAACTGTACCAACTTCTAATCCAAGTGTTTGATAAGCATTATTAGCAACATCAACAACCTGAATTGAACTTGAAGCACCAAGTGTAGGTGATTTTAATACTAAGAAACCATAACCATCATCTTCAGCAAGATTGAAGCCCATTTGCCTGTTAATTGCTTGTGCAACTTCAAGTGTTGTTGCTCCACCTTCAGGCAGGTTAATGGTTGTATTACCAGCACCATCAACATTGAGTACGATAACACTATTAACACCAAGTTGGAATCTAAACGGCTCACAACGAGTTGATTTAATATATGCTGGTGTTGCTGTTACAACGGTTACGCTCTTGTCAGCAGGGATATATGGTACTGAAACAAGAGGAATACCAAGCACTGTCATTGGACGATTTTGTAAAGTATATAAATCACCTAGGTTAGTACTTCTGCCCTGTAATACTTTCAGGTAATCAAGTTTAATATTAGGGTGGCAGAACCATCTTAACCTTGCAGGATTTTTCTTAAATCTAGCAGGCATTTTTTTGTAAGCTTCAACAAATAATTTGGTTACTATTGTTGAACCACCTGCATCAAGTTTCCTACTTTGGTCATCAGTAATTTTGTCAAACCCATCATTTGCACGTAATAAAGTACTGGTTGGGTCTGTTTGTGTAATAGGAATATCAGTATTACCTTGAATTGCTAATAATTCAATATCATCAGCAACTTTTTCCGCTATAATACTTGCTAATGTTGAACCAAATCTTCTACCTTCAAGGTTTTCTCTTAAACTTTCCCAGCTTATTCCATATTGAGTCCTTAATTTACGACCTGTGAAATAGACTTTTTGGAATACGGGTTTAGCACGTCTTGTACTACTTTCCAGTTCTTCTGCTGGTTCGGTTATTGGTTCACCAAGCAAGATTTTATCAAATGAATTGGTTGCCTGGTTCTTTGCCATTTGTCTTATTGTTGAGAGAAACCCGGAGTTATTCCTTACCATGCGCCTAAACGCATTTTCTCTCTGAGGGTCTAAAATACCTGTATCTAAACTAGGTGTTGAAATTAACTCTGAAGCTTTACCAAGGCTTCTCATTTTTTCAAGCTTTTCTAAAATCTTATCCATTTATATTTCTCCTTTTTCAAACTTTCTTACAAACTTTTTAGCCAAAATTGAAATAATCATCAAAAAGTGCTGCTGGGTCATCATCAGCATTCTTTTCTGTAGCTTCAAAGGTAATAGATTTTTGTGTTGCCGTTATATCATCAAATCTTTTTTCTAAATTTGATTGTTTTTCAACCAACATTTTGCAAAGTTGTAATAAGTTTTCAGAGGTTTTGCGTACATTTTCGTTTACCTCATAACTTATTTCATTACTTGTTTTTGTTAATGCTTCGATTTTTTTACTCAAATCTTTTAACTCGTTATCCTTATCGAGTATTTCATTTTCAAACTTGGCAAGAGCTTCTTTAAACTCTTTATAATTATCGTTTTTACCTAAAACTTCTTCTTTTCTCTTTTCGAGTTTTTCTTTAAGCTTGTTAAGTTTTTCAGTAAGTTCATCAACTTTTTCTTCTTTTTTATTGTCAGCTTTTTCCATTTCTTCTTTGTTTTCTGTTTTTTCTTCTTTTTCGTTATCAGATTTTTTCATTTCTTCTTTGTTTTCTGTTTTTTCTTTTTTATCAGATTTGTCCAATAATTCTTCATGTTTTTCAAGCTTTTCTTGCATTAAAGCCTGATTATCGGTAAGTGTTTCAATATTTTTTTGTAGCGGTTCAATTGCCTTGGCAAATGAAGTGCTAATACTGTCTAATAATTGTTGTAATTCTTTCTTATCCATGTTTTTTTCATCTCCTTTATTAAGTTCGTCAATCGCTTTTTGTATTATGTCTGATTTATTTTTCACTTTATCGGCTTCAGACATTTTTAAATTGTCTATATATTCAAGTTCATTAATTAGGTCGCTAACTTTTTTCGTAAAATTATCTTTACTTTTGTAATTGGTTACAACTGCAGCAGGGTTGCAAGGGATTCCATCATCTTTATGTACCAGCGAAATTTCAGTAGTTAGCAACTTTTTAATAGTTCTAACTAAACTATTATCCATAGTTACCTCTTTATTCTACTATCTTATAACCACCTATAGAAAAGCCTGTTATATTTCCATCCCTAATCTCTTTTTTAATTTTAGGGTCGAAAATCTTAATAGCACCACGCCATTCCCAATTAGGAGTAGATTTATCAATATAACTTTCTACTACCATAGCATCAATAGGCCTTTTATGAGTGTAACCGCCATAACCACCTCTTATATGTGAAACAGCTTTATCCATGAGGTAATTATGTGCAGTATCTTCAAGCACTTCATTTGGTATTATTTCGTTATCGCTATCAACAACACCTGCTTTAGAAAATACGCCATAAATAATACCTTTTTCTGTATTTGACTTTTCTAAATCAAATACAAATTGTGCTTTCCACTCTGACGTTTTAATGCCATAACTTTCTTGCAAGCTTTTCCTAAAAATTTCTGTTATATCCATACGCCTAACTATATTGTGTCATTGGTACTCTATAATTAACAACAACAAAGAAATTATCAAGCGTTCCACCTGTGCCTTGTGCGCCTATAACAAGATTAAGTACAGAATTTTTTTCCAGTAATTCATGTTGAGTTACTTTTAACTCAACAACCTTATTATTTGCCCAACTATTATTGTCATTAAGATTATAGACAGAACTAAGAACACTATTTGAACCATTTTGAACATCAACAGTAAGATAATTAGTATTTGTGTTATGAGACTCGTTAGTGCAATAAATTGTTATTGACTCTAACAAAGCATCATATTTTGGAATAAATAATGGTACTGTTGTTGCGCCAGAAATTTGGTTTTCAAAATGTTTTTGCACACTCATTAATTCATTTAAAGCAGCGACATTGCCCATTAAGTCGCCCTTCATTTTAAATCCTAATTTGTTATCCATAAAAGACTCTCCTTTTTTTGTCATAACTTCTATATTAAAAAAGAAGAGTCCAATTTTCTGTCTTTTTTGTTTAAAAAATTATATTTCAGAAATATAGATTTTTAAACTATCATTAGAATTTGGAGTACCATTAAACTTAACTTCACAACTATTTGAATTACTTGCTTCGATAACAACTCTTTGTTTTTTTGTTGCGCTTAAATTTACTGTCGAGACTTCATAAAAACTTGTTGGTGCAAAACCAGCTAAAAAATTAATATCGACCGAAGTAGAACCATTTTGGACATAATCAATATAAAATGCAACCTTTGTTTTATTATGATTACATTGATATAAGCCGCCTCTTGTAAAACTGGTAGGCGTGCCTTGTGTTGAAGAATCAAATATTACTTTGCTCATTTTTAACTCCTTATTATCACTAATTTTTTCTTTGTTGTTTTAACTTTTTTATTATTGTCAAATTCAACTACTATTTTACCATCTTCAAGAATTTTTGTAATAGTACCAGTATTATATTTTTCATGATAAACACGAGCACCCACTTCAAACGGTCTATCATAATCTTCAAGTCCCCTAAATTCATATTTACCTTTAATATAATAACTAAGAAATTTACCTTTACTTTCTTCTTC